ATTTCTTTGTTTTAATATGTTGACGTACAAGGAATGTCTTGTCCGCAAAATCAGCCAATAAAGGCTCATGCGTAACAATAATGAATTGAATGCCTAATTTATCACTCAATTCCTTAATCATCTTCCCTGCAAACACCTGCATATCTTCACTTAGGTATTTTAAAGGCTCATCAAGAATTATGGTATTTCTCCTGCGTGGGCGTTGCATTGACCACGAAGCCACCCGCAAGGCTAATGATGCCACATCGACAGCACCATAACCACTACTATTCAATGGGTCTAATTCAACACCTGCACGAGTGAAAGTTAAATCACATTCCATCTTATCCCTGCGTTGTACAAATGCCACTTTCAACTCGTATGGGTCTTCAAATACGGCGGATAATGCAAGTGATGTTATATCCGATATGTGATATTGTAGTTGTTCTTGGGTTTTAAATCCAACTTCCCTGATTAGAACCCTTGCTAATTCAATATCTTGTTTCTTTTTTTCAAGTTCAGATATTTCATCGTTATACACATGTAATTTCTTCCGCAACATGGAAAAACTTCCTTTTTCCTGCTCTAATCTTCTTCTTATTTGTGTTAATTCTGGCATGTTACTATATTATACAAAATATTTTATTTTCATTTAAATCAGATTACCAATAACTTGTAATTATAGGACGCCCGATATTTAAGGCTTGCATGACTGTTACCTGCCTATTCATATCAAATTTATCCTCCCTTAATATCAACTCATTAATTCTCATCAATCCCAAATTCTTTTCTCTCCCTCCTGAATCTTGGTTTAGACCATAAAAAGCGGTTACATGTGCATACTTCCTCTTATCCTCACTGAAATTAGATAATCTCAATGTGTTCTGCTTATAGGCATCAGCATCGGCTTGCGTGGCAGTAATTAAAAGGCTATTTGTTTCCTGATTTAAACCTCTCAATTTTTTCCAAATAGTATTCTGCCTGTGGCGTTCCTCCCTATTTGATTTATCAACGCATAAGTCCGCATAATCTAAAATAATCACATCCACATTCCAATCGTCCCTCTGTTGCCACGTTCTCAGAATATTCTGGATGGTTTCAACTGTCAGTGTGTCATTGGAAAAAGTGCAAAGTCTTAAATTTCTATTCTTTTTACAGAAATAATCTTCTAATACGGTTACTGCTCTATTCTCATCTAACACGTCTTGTACGTCTATTTCTTGCATATATGGCATTGCCCATTCATTTTGACGGTATTCAATGCAATTATGGCAAGGTCGATATGTATTCTCATGTCTTAAGGCGTCTAAAATATCATCTACCGTAATATCTTGGCGTGCCTCACGTACATCTTTCCATTTCCTATCAGAAAACACTCCGAAATCGCACTCCCGCAACTCATTACTGCAATCATCTATCTGGTTGTAAAAACAATCCTTAATTGGGATTAACTGCCTTCCAACATAACGTTCTTTATCACTATTTTTTGCCAAATATACAGCTATTCTTCTTAACTGTTGTGCCTCTGTCATATCCCCAGCTTGGAAAAAAGCAACTTTTCTACCTTGCCGAACTGCACGAATGGCAGCATCTATCATTATTGCCGTCTTTCCTCTTTTTTCAGGTGCTAATAGTGCCACGAAGCCACCCCTTATCATACTACTATTCCAAAATTCACCCAACGCCCCAGGATACCAGATTAAAGGTTCTGAACTCTCCTTAAATGCAGAACTAACCGCCGTGATTAACTGTTCTTTATCATTTAGGATAAGCTCATTGGTTACATTCTCCATTGGTGCATAGGCTTTTAAGGCTTCTTCTGCATCTTCTAATTCCCCTTTTTCCAAAGAGACATCTAACTGTTCTCTTACATGGGTTAAAGCCCTTTCTTTGAAATATATATGGGTGCTATCAACTAAGCTATCTACATTCAACCCATAATTTACCCAATCCTCACTCAAATCAGGTAAAATATCTTCCTCAATTTCAAGTGCAATATCTTGGGGGACAAGCCCTTGCTGATGTTTTGTTAAATATATTTCAGCAATGTCAAGGGAAGGGGCTTTCCCATACACATCATAGTATTCACAACACCATGAGGCAAGCATGGAAGCCACAGGAGTTAAGATTAGATTGGGTTTAATCACATGTCTAACCTTACGAACATAATCCGTTGACGCAATCAGCCCGATTATCATCTTCCTTTCAATTTCTTGCTTTCTCATATCCTTTCTTTTTTCAACATTACACACATTCTGGAAATCCTACTTGTAATTCTGTCATCTTGCCAAAACTCCTGCAATTCGGCAATGGAGAAATTACTTGTGAATATAGTTGTCTTTAGGTGTTCATACCTGTAATTTAAAAGGTTATAAATAGTTACATATGTCCATTCGCTTATCTTAAATACTCCGAAATCATCCAACACCAACACATCCACACCTTGATATTTCTGCAGAACCTCCATTTCCCCATCTTCCTTTGAGAAGGCACTCTTCAATTCATTCAATAACGTGGAAAGTGTTATAAAACATGTTGTCAGATTTAAGTTTTGCAGATAAGATTTCTTTTCCCAACCCAAAAGAACCTGGCAGGCAAATAATGTCTTCCCTGTTGCTTTCTTTGAACCATAGATAAACAGGTTATTTTCATTTATTTCCGGTTTCAACCGCAAGACTTCAAAATCCTTTATAATTCTTGGTGTGAAAAGTTTCTTAATAACCAAAGGCTCTATTTTTTCACACCATTTCTTTTCATTCCGCATAATCATTCTAAGATTTCAAAATATTATACATTTCTTAAAACTTTCATTTAATCTAACTTAAAAATAGCCTTATTTCTTATTTTTAGCGTGTTTTTAGCAATTATTTTCATAAAACAATACATTTACTTACAAAAAATAAAAAGTGGCTAAAAACACGCTTAAAATGCGTTTTGATTAAAACTTTTCAGAACCTCACGCCCCCGCTCTGTTAATGCAATAAAATTTCCATTTTCATCTGTTGTAATATCATCCTGAACCTCATTCTGTAAGGACGTTTCCTTTGGTAGATGTGCAATCCCAATAGATTTCTGCGGGGTGTAGGAAGTTCTTTTTCCACTATTGGAAGCTCTATTCATTGCATTCTCTAAGGAAATAAACTTTTTGCGGAAAGCACTTCCACTCTCAATTATTGGCACAAATTCCTGATAGGCATGGGAGAAATACCAATTTAAGGCTTTTTGTTGACGAGATATGGAAATTCCGTCTATGCGGTATAACAAGTCAAAATCCCGCACCCAATTAAAAATTCTACTTTTGGGTAAATTTATATTTTTTGTTTGGGAAATGAAATCATATAGCTGAGTGGAGAATGTGATGAATTTTTGATTTAATTTTTCTTTCTTTAGATCTTTTGGAGATTTTTCATTTTGACGAATGGAAGTATTGATTTGATTATTTTCAAAATTATCACCCAAATTTTCATGCTCGAATTTTTTTGTTTTTTTTGTTATATTTTTTTTATTTTTTTTATTATTATATTTATTCTTATTTATATATGTAAGAGAAACACATTTACGTTCCTCAAGAGAAACACATTTACGTTCCTCAAGAGATACATCTTGGAGGGGGGGTTCAACCTTTTTTAAATCTTGTGTTTTTCTTATGTGTTGCTGTGTTTGCAAGGGTTCTCCCAGAGAAACACTTTTACGTGTCTCTATTGGGAAATTGGGGGTTGGATGTATCTCTGGGAGCAAAAACTCCTGTATTTTTCTGAAATTTACCTTAACCACCTCCTTAGCAGGAAACCCTAATTTACCTCGAAAAAGAAACTCGTCCTTTACCAATTCTGCCTTAATTCTTTGTAATGTTCTTTCACTTTCTCCCAACTCCTCTGACATCTGTTCTAAGAGCAGATAGAACCAACCGTCCATTTCTGGGTGGCGTTCTTTAAAATAAATGTGTTTTTCAAGGTAGTTGCATAGAACGACTGCCTTTAATGCTCCTAATTTCTTCAACCAAACCTTATGCACTTGCAAATACCCATGTGAAGTCATAAGTTGCAGTACGTTTAATTCTTCTATGGAATCATAATGAAATCCTTTATATTCCATAATTAATTCGTGTTCATTTGTAAAATCCATTGTTAAATCCTTCATTTTATTTTCCATGTTTTTATATCATTTATAATATTTTTAGCCTGTTCATCTGTCAAATCCGCAGGGTCTAATCCATTGGGTAATTTATAATTATATGCCTCCACCCCTCTGAAATTAAGTTCTGCGACTAATTTCCTGGCTTGTTGCTGTCCCGCTTTATCCGCATCGAAAATAACGAATATTCGTTTAAATTGTGTCAATAACCGTACCTGAATAGGTTTATACTTAACTCCGTATAAACCAACTCCCATATCTCCCATACGCCACACATCAAATATCCCCTCAACACAAATGGCAACATCACCCCATGCTTTCTGATTTCCGTATAAGGTTTCCTTTATGTTTAGTTTTTCACGATTTTCACTGCAAGCCAGATATTTATTTCTTGCCTTTTCTGTAACATCTCGGGCTTGGAAATTCACAATCTCATTATTCCAATAGATTGGAATTATAAGCCTCCATTTGAAATCTAAATTATCTAATCTGGAATACAATCCACTTGCAGACACATTCCATTTATCTTTAATTTCTGCGGGGTCAAAACCCCTATTTTCTAAATATTTAGTGTGTATTTCTCCAAAATCCCCTAATAATGGGGAAGGTAATGAAAATGGTAGTTTCGGTTTCTTGGTTGTAACTACCTGTATAAGTGAGCCTCCGCCATACCTTTTTATGATTTCTTTAACCTCTCGAAATGAGACACCTAAAACCTTTGATAGTGTCCAACTCACTCCGTGCCCCCCACAACGCCAACAGGTAAAGAACTGCTCTTGTATATTGAAACCTAAGTGATAACCTTTATTTCCCGTACAGAATGGACATTCTATGTTTATCCAGCCGTCCCTTGCGTGTTTGTGATTTGTGGTAACATATGGAATTTTATAATCTATGTATAACTTCTCAATATTTAACATACTGTTTTAAAAGTTCATTTATAAGATTTTCATTGTTTTGGCTTTTCCCGTCCAGAATATTATCAATTATTTTTTGCTTTTCTTCTAAGAGTTGTAGTATTTCCTCCACTATCGTATCTTTGGCAATGAAATAGTGTACGTTCACGTTATTTTTCTGCCCTATTCGATGACACCTGTCCATTGCCTGGGTTAAATCCCCAGGAGACCACGGGTATTCAAGGAAAGCCACGTTTGATGAGGCAGTCAAAGTTAATCCCACTCCAGCCGCCTTAATGTTTCCAATGAATATTTTAATTTTCTTATTGTTCTGAAAAGCATCTACAATCTGTTGTCTTCGTGCCACTGGAGTACTTCCGTCAATTTTAACCGAAATATTTTTGAATTCGTTCTCAATTTCAGTTATAAATCTCGTGTGTGTTGCAAATAGAACTAATTTCTCGTTATTTTCTAAGAAATTGTAAATCCATTCTTTAACCTGGGAAATAATCCCCT